GATACCATTGTCATCAATAACAACAGCACCCATGCTCATCATAGATGTCGTTAAATGTGCAGCTCTTTCTGGCACATAATTTAATTCGGTACTAACATCAGCACCAATACCCAAACCAACGGCAGATGTATGGTATGCAATGTTTTTACCAGCAGTTACTGCTGATGTAGAAAAGATACTGAAACCTAAAAATTGTTTCATAGTCATTCCACCAGCATAAGGTAGATTCTGTTCACCAACAAAATCTGAACTTGCAAACTCATTTATGAGAAATAAATCTGCAAAACCTTTTGGATGCATAGCTAAATATCTTCCACCATCTTCTGGAATATTTGCTGAACCAAAAGTTTCAAACAATGATAGTAAATCAGCTTTTTCTAATGCACTACTAGTATCATGAATCTGTGTGCTATTAGCACCAGCATCCATAGCAGTATACAA